AACGCGGTACCCGGCAAGGGCCTGAGCCTGCCCAACGGCCTGCACATCCAGTACCCGGACCTGATTAGGCTTACGGCTGGCGACAAGAAAGAGTGGTCGTACGTATCTAAGGGTGTGGGCGTCAGAGTGTACGGCGGGAAGGTCGTGGAGAACTTCTGCCAAGCTGTGGCCCGGTGCATCATTGCCGAGCAGATGCTGCGTATCGCCAAGCGCTACAAAGTGGTGCTGACCGTGCATGATGCCATCGCTATTGTGGCCAAGGTGGAGGAGGCAGATGAGGCGCGGCGGTTCGTAGAGGACTGCATGCGTTGGCGTCCTCTGTGGGCGTTGGACTTGCCATTGGCATGCGAGTCAGGTATGGGGGCTAGCTATGGGGACTGTTAAACTATAGCGTCCAAACAAATGAAAGAACGCCATGGCGCTTGCACATTCCTATTCGTCCGTTAAAGACTTCGAGGGGTGCCCCCGTAGGTACCATGAGGTTCGCATTCTCAAAAAGTTCAAATCAAAAGATACCGAAGCTACGCTATACGGCACAGCCGTACACAAGGCCTTTGAAGATTATGTCCGCGACAAAACCCCCCTACCGAAAACCTATGAGCAGTTCCAACCTTTCGTCGAGCCTCTTGCCAATGCCTCCGGTGACATACGGTGCGAGGAACGCATGGCCATCCGAGCTGACTTTACGCCGTGTGAGTTTTTTGACAAAGGCGTATGGATGCGGGGAATACCGGACTACCTTGCAATCAACCGCGACAAAGGCGTGGCCCGAGTTGCCGACTACAAGACAGGCAAGTCCAGCCGGTATGCAGACATAGCGCAGCTTGAGCTTATGGCGGCAATGGTCATGCTGCACCACTCCGAAGTGAACACCGTCAAAGGCGTCTTGCTGTTCGTGGTCATCGGTGATGTAATTAAGGCGGAGTTCAAGCGTGCTGACCTCCCCACAATCCTGTCGAAATGGGCTGGCAGGGCTGATGCAATAGAGAAGGCAGTAGACGTAGGGGTATGGAACCCCCGCAGTTCTGCGCTATGTAAATTTTGCCCTGTATCTACCTGTGAGTACAACCGTGGCTAAACCTAGAAACTACAAAAAAGAAGCAGAGTACGAGAACTCCCCGGAGCAGATTGCTAACCGTGTAGCCCGCAACCGGGCTCGTCGGCAGTACGAGAAGGCACATGGCGACCTACCCCGTGACGTTGAGATTGACCACGTTAAACCGTTGAGTAAGGGCGGCTCCTCAACTAGCAAGAGCAATCTCCGAGCGGTCCCCGCCTCAGCCAACCGCAGCTTCTCTCGCACCAAGACCGGCGCATTGAAGTCCCAGACATCCAAGCGCGAGTTAAAAAAGTAGGCTAAGATTTCCGTGCCAAGCAGTTGGCATGTTGTTTCTCCTGTTAGGTCTTGAGCCGGGTAGTTTAGCTACCCGGCTATTTTTCCGTTTTCAATAACTCTTTTACTTTTATTTTTATGCAAACTATCGACAACAAAGCACTACTATTTAACACGCGCAAAGCCGCGCAAATCACGGCTCTCATACCCAAGAGCAAGGTCATTGCCTCCAACGGCGACGTTGACCGACTGCTGGTCAACTGGGAGTTTGACGAAGTGCAACTCCTACGCAATCTGGGTATCAAGGACGTGCCCAGTCCCATCTTGGGACGCTACGGCTGGCCGGGCATGTTCACTCCGTTTGACCACCAACGCACCACTGCGGACTTCCTAACCCTCAACCCCCGGTGCTACGTGTTCAACGAGGCAGGCACAGGCAAAACAGGCGCGGCTGCGTGGGCTGCGGACTACCTAATGACCCAAGGCAAGGTCAAGCGGGTGCTGGTGGTGTGTCCGGTGTCCATCATGGAGACGGCGTGGCGCTCGGACTTGTTCAAGACGGTCATGCACCGCACGGTGGCCATCGCACAGGGGTCACGCACGCAGCGCCAAGACATTATTGCTAAGGGCTACGAGTTCATCATCATCAACTTTGACGGCGTAAAGGTCGTCAGCAAAGAACTTATGGACGGCGGGTTCGACCTCATCATCGTAGACGAAGCCAATGCCGTGAAGAATGTGGCCACCGACCGCTGGAAGTACCTTGCTGCGCTTGTCAAACCCAACACCCGTTTGTGGCTCATGACGGGTACACCAGCATCGCAATCCCCTGTGGACGCGTATGGCTTGGCCAAGCTGGTAGACCCCACCTCGGTGCCTAAGTTCTTTGGTGCGTTCCGCGACCGGGTAATGCTCAAGCTCACGCAGTACAAGTGGGTTCCCAAGCAGGATTCCCAGCAGACGGTGTACAACGTGCTGCAGCCTGCCATACGCTTTACCAAGGCCGAGTGTCTTGATTTGCCTGACCTGCTGTACTCCTCACGGGACATACCGCTTACCCCGCAGCAGATGAAGTACTACATGCAGCTCAAGAAGCAGATGATTGCGGTAGCAGCAGGTGAGGAGATTACCGCAGTCAACGCAGCCGCCATGCTTAACAAGCTCCTGCAAGTGTCCCAAGGTGCGGTCTATACGGATACTGGAGAGGTGGTGGAGTTCGATGTCAGCAACCGCATCGCGGCGCTCATGGAGGTGATCGAGAGTACCGACAACAAAATCTTGATATTTGTGCCGTATCGGCACACATTGGACATGCTTCGTGACGTATTAGTCAAGGCCGGACACAGCGTTGAGGCTATCCAAGGCGGCATGCCGCCCAACCAGCGTGCAGAAATCATTAAGCGTTTCCAAACAGAGGACAACCCGCGCATCCTGTTGCTTAGTCCGCAAGCTACAGCCCACGGGATAACCCTAACAAAAGCAGACCAAGTTGTGTGGTGGGGGCCTGTATCATCTACAGAGATTTACCTGCAAGCTAACTCCCGTGCCCATCGGGCCGGACAAGTCAATCACGTCACGGTAACGCATCTGCAGGGTAGCCCCGTGGAGCGCCGGATGTACACCATGTTGCAGAGCAACATTGACCTGCACCAAGGTCTAGTCGATTTGTACAAACAAGTGCTTGACGACTAGATTAGACAGTGTATAATCTGATACGTGGGCAACCCCCACTCCTTTTCTATTCAACGCAAGTCAACAGGAGAAACACATGGATGCTGAAAAGCTAGTCTCGGTTTACGTCAAGATACGTGACGCTAAAGCCGTAAAAACCAAAGAGATGGAAGACGCCATCAAAGCGCTGGATGCCCAGCTCGATGCCATTGAGCAAGAGCTTTTGGAAATCTGCAAAGCTACCGGCCAAGACGGAGGCAAGACCTCCGCAGGCTCCTTCACACGGTCTGTCAAGACCCGATACTGGACCAGCGACTGGGAAAGTATGTACGATTTCATTCTCGATCATGAGGTGCCTGAACTTTTGGAACGCCGTATTGCCCAAAGCAATTTCAAGCAGTTCCTTGAGGACAATCCAGACCTCCTGCCTGAGGGTGTTAACTTGGAGTCAAAATACTCCATCACTGTTCGCCGTTCTTCTAAATAATCCATAGGAATCCCCATGAGCAATATGACTCTTTTCTCTTCTGGCGCTGCCATCCCCGACTTCCTGCGTGACGTTAACGATCAAACCCTTAAGGACATTACCGGCGGTACTGGCGGTAAGCAAATCTCCATCAAGGGCGGCGTGTGGCGCATGATCGTTGGCGGTGAGGAAGTCTCCAAGAACGAAGACCGCGCCATGAATTTTGTCATCGTGGCTGCTAGCAAGGGCGTGTCCCGCACTTTCTACGAAGGCAAGTACGAAGAAGGTGCATCCGTCAAACCCTCCTGCTGGTCGGCTGAAGGCGTAGTGCCCAACACCGAGGTGCTGAACCCGCAAAGCTCTAGCTGCGCTACCTGCAAGATGAACATCGAAGGCTCAGGCGAAGGCAAGTCCCGCGCGTGCCGTTACAGCAAGCGTCTGGCTGTGGCTTTGGAGAACGACATCAGCGGTAACATCTACCGTCTGCAGGTTCCTGCCAAGTCCTACTTTGGTCGGGCCGAGGGCGACAAGATGCCTCTGCAAGCGTATGGTAAGTTCTTGTCCGGCCATGGCCTGCCCATCACGGGTCTGGTCACGGAAGCTCGCTTCGACACAAGCGAAGCTGTGCCGGTCATGAAGTTTCGCGCCGTGCGCCCGTTGACCCGCCCTGAGTGGGAAGCAGCCAAGGTGCAAGGTGAGTCGGAAGAAGCCAAGCAGGCCGTCGAGTTCAAGATGGTGGCCGGTAAGGACGCAACCAACTCCATCGCCCTGCCTTCGGCCTTCACGTCGCCCCCACCTCAGTTCTCTGAGGCCAGCAAGGCAACGGCTGAGACGGTGGAAACGGTTGAGCCAGTGAAGCGCAGTTCGGCCAAAGCCGCCGCGCCCGCTGCGCCTGCTACGAAGAATGTTGCTGACATCCTCAGCGACTGGTCGGTGGACGAGTAATGCTAGCTGCACCTCGGGGATACAGTACCGCCTTCGTGCGCCGGGTAAAAGCGGCGCAGCGGGAGGCCCAACCAGCAGTTCGTGCACTAGCTAAGGCATGCCTTGACACCGAGGCCCCCATTACGGTGGTGGCTGCGAGGTTTGGCGTGACTCGAGCTACTGTGTATAACTGGTTGGTCGGAGCTACTGAGCCCAGCGCGGTGCACTACAAGCTCATACTGGAAGCTACGGAAGCCCTCAAAAAGCTCAAGTGATTCCGTCCGGCGGGGTGGTGGGGAGACCTGCCACCCCTTTCTTTTTAGCTACACCGTGAAGCTATATGACTGACTTTTTATCATCTGTACTGCCCTCGCAGGGTACGTACTGCACGGTGGGTATTCGGGGAGGGCTGGTCAAACAGAACTTCCACGCGACGATTGACGATGTTGATGCGGTAAGCACAGGCCTAGTGAACTCCGGGGTAGATGCCTACTTCGCACTGGCCACGTTTAACGATGGCTCCAGCCGCAAGGCTGAGAACGCTGCATTCCTTCGCTCATTCTTTCTTGACTTGGATTGCGGTACGGGTAAACCCTATGCTGACCAAGCTGACGCCGCGCAAGCTCTCAGGAGCTTTATACTCACCACGCAACTCCCCGAACCTACCGTCGTCAATTCAGGCGGCGGCCTGCATGTGTACTGGCCGCTTACCGAAGACGTGCCTGTGGACGTATGGTTAGGACATGCCAAATCTCTTAAGCGGTTGTGTGCACAACACAACCTGCACGCCGACCCAGCGGTAACTGCGGATTGTGTACGCATCCTGCGTACCCCCGGCACCTCGAATTTTAAGAACAGCCTTAGCCGCCCGGTTCAGATCATCCACTCGGGTCAGCCTACTGCGCTGGACGCTTTTGTGGCTCTGCTGCCTCCTGCGCCTGTTGACCTGTCTGCAGCTAAGGCGTTTGGTACGGATGCTGTGACCTCCGATCTCGCGGGCGGCGAGTACCCTAAGACTAAGTTTCAGGTTATTGTTTCCAAGAGTAGCAAGGGTGAGGGCTGTGAACAGATCAAGCATGCCCTAGTGAACGCAGCTACGTTGGAAGAGCCGCTGTGGCGTGGCGCGCTGTCCATTGCCTACCGTTGTGAAGACGGGGCTAAAGCCATTCACCGCTTATCCCGAGACCACCCCGGCTATACCGTTGAGGATACGGAGGCCAAGGCTGCGGACACCAAGGGGCCCTATACCTGCGAGTGGTATCGGGACAACTACGGCGAACGCTGCAAGGGCTGCGCGTTTAAGGGCATCTCCCCCATCAGTCTTGGTAAGTACATAGAGGAAGCTGAGGTTGTGGATGGGGCCTATCTGATTGAGAAGCCCGAAGACGCGCACTCAGCCGCAGTCACCATGCGGATTCCCGAGTACCCGTTCCCCTACTTCCGTGGCATCAAGGGCGGCGTGTTTATGAAGAAGGAGGATTCCGATGGCAATCCCGGTGAGATTGAAATCTACAAGCAGGACCTGTACATAACCGAGCGGTTCTTTGACTCCGACGAGTCCGGGAACGGGGATGGCGAGATGATCGGCATCAACCTGCATTTGCCGCACGATGGGGTGCGCCGGTTCTTTACCACGACCCAAGATGTTTTTACCACTGACAAGCTACGGGGCCTTCTCGTTAAGAACGGGGTGGTCGCCTACGGCAAAACTATTGACGCAATCATGGCCTATTTCGCATCATCCATTCGCAGGCTGCAGAGCCAAGTTGCCGCCAACAAGACTCGGAATCAGATGGGCTGGACGCCCGACAACCAAGGGTTCGTAGTTGGAGAGCTAGAGTACACCGCCACCGGCACCAAGCTCGCACCCCCCGCTAGTAGTACACGTCAACTGGCTGCGTACTTTAAACCCACCGGCACCCTAGACGCATGGAAGTCCATGGCCAACTTCTATAACCGCCCGGGCCTTGAGGTGCATGCACTGACTTTGTTCTGCGGCTTCGGGTCTCCCCTACTGCGGTTTATCGGCGGGACTGTGGTCAAAGGGGTGCTTGTGCATCTGAAGTCCAACGGCTCCGGCTCCGGCAAGAGCACTGCGCAGATGATGGTCAACTCCATCTTTGGGCACCCTGACAAATTACTAAGCAAGCAGGACGACACTTACGCCTCCAAAATACACATGCTGGGTATGCTGAACAACATTGCCAACACCATTGACGAGATTACTAACGAGGTTGCAGAGAACCTATCGGCGTTGGCCTACGGCGTGGTCAACGGGCGCGGCAAGAACCGGATGAACTCGCAGACCAACACGCTGCGCCTTAACTTTACAACATGGTGTGGCATAACAATTACCTCTGCCAACGCGTCTGTTGTGGACAAGCTCATGCAGCTTAAGGCAACCTCTAACGGGGAGCTGAGTCGTACCATAGAGATGTCGGTGCCTCGGTATACCGGCGCAACCAAGGAAGAGATTGACGCGGTGTTCAGCCAACTGGAGCGCAACTTTGGTGTGTGGGTCCTATCTTTATGGCGTACGTAGTTGCAAACCAAGAGAGGGTGCTTGACCTGTGCTTGCAGATGCAGCAGCAGATTGACAAAGACTTGAACCTCAACGCCGCAGATCGGTTCTATTCTTGCTGGGGGGCGGTCAGCATGGCAGGGGCGGTGATTTCTCAGAAGTTGGGGTTACATGACATTGAGATACCCCGCATCTATGCCTTCATGCTTACCCAGATTACCGAGAACCGCCTCAATATCCAGCAGACTAGCAACGATGCTGACGTGGTGGCACAAGAGACGCTGGCTGGCTACGTGAACGAGAACGTGCGTAACGCACTGGTGGCCAATAGCGTCAGCAAGAGCGGAGCTCCTGAGCTACCCAGCCTGACTCCAGCGGGCCCCCTGCGGCTGCGCTACTACCCTGACACCCAAGAGATGGCCGTGCCTGCTGGTGAGTTCCGCAAGTTTTTTGCTAGCAGACAGGTGGACGTGAAAGACGCGCTGGCCCGGCTGCACGCTGCCAAGTTCATGAAGCACGATGGCAAGTCCCACCCGTTGCGTATTGGTGCTGGTGCACTGGGCGGCATGGCCGGTATCCTCACACGCTGCTACGTGTTTGACGCCAAGGCACTAGGCATAGATGCGACGCAGTTCATCCCCACCGGCCCCTGAGATACCCGAGACCTTCACCCTGTATGGGGTGGACTACTACCTTGACTGGCGCATGCTGGAGCCGGGCACCTCGTTCTTTATACCAACAACTGCTACCCCTAAGCAGGTCAAGGCCGTGCTTAAGGAGGCCTACAAAGAACTACCCTACGTCTTTGAGCTACGCGCCCGTTGCGAATACGGGCGGTACGGCGTCAGGGTTTGGCGGGTTTACTGAGGTTTCAGGGCAGTATTGGCTTCGCGCACCCAGCTGGTCAGTTGAACTTCCATCTTTTTAATTTCATCCAGCTGTGATTCGCGTTCGGTTTGTGTCATAGCTGCTGCCCCATTGGCGCTGTTTAAAAACTTGCGATACGCTCGGGTCTTTTCTAGCTGGTTTAAGGTGGACTGGACAGCGCTCTCCAAGGCCAGCTCGTTCATGTGACCCTCTGCATAAGCTGCGGCCTTTGTCATATCCGTCTTCATAAGTTCGTGTAGCGTGGCAGTAGCCCGCATAGACACGTCGCGTTGCTCGTAGAACTCCGTGACCTTACGAGTTCCAATGGGGTCGTACATGTAGTTGCTGAACAGCGCCCACTTATGCAGAGGACGGTCAACCTTGTCAGGGTTTAGCATGGCATCCGTAGTGGCGGTCAGCAACGCAGCAGTTGAACCAAAGTAGCCACGCAAAGTGTTGTCAATCATGATGGGGGATACTTCCATCTTCAACTGATCTCGTGAAAAATTTGCAATAGCAATAGCCAATTCCGAAGTAG